GACTGATGCTACAGACAAGCAAGTTACCCTTTACACTGGTATTGGTGGAGCTCGTGAGTTTGACAAAGCACTTCGTACATACTACTCTGGTAGCTCATTCTTACAAACTACTCAACCTAAATTCATCACTGGATCAGGTCGTAATTTGGGAATCACTGGTTACTTCACTAGCTATGACCACGTTGATGGTTATTCTGTGAACGTAGTTAAATCTCACTTGTTTGATCACGGTCCAGTTGCTCAAGCTTCTAAAAAGCACCCAGTTTCTGGCCTTCCTATGGAGTCTTACCGTATGGTATTTGTTGACCAATCTACTTATGATGGTGAAAACAATCTTCAAATGATCAACAAGAAAGGTCGTGAATTACTTCGTTGGTGTGTTGCAGGTTCAGTTGTTCCGAAAGGATTCACTGGAACTGATGCACGTGCAAGTGATATTGACGGTGCTTCTGTTCACATGTTGAAGACTGCAGGTATCTTACTTCGTCGTTTCGATACCAGCTTAGATCTACAATGTGTAGCATCGTAATTTGTGTTGGTTTGCACTAAAAAAGGGGCAGGTTCTGCCTGCTCCTTTTTATCTTATATAAAAACATGTTAGGTTATTCTTTCCCCTAACGATACAACAAAAAGAACTACATAATGAGAAAAGTTATTTTGAGAAGAAAGGAAGTGTTAAATCACCTCCCAAAAGAGATCAGAGCAGGAGCTAAGGTCAAATTAGGTTCACTTTTTGTGGACCGTCAGCCACTCAGAGGATTGACTGACGCAGAAGAAGCAAAACTTCTAAAAGGAATTATTGATGTACCACCTGGACATGAGAAATGGCCAGAAAAAACCAAAGACTTTTGGGCAAGCCTTAGTGTTAAGGTCCCATTTGAAGGAGTTGAACTGAATATAACTGTGGACGAGGATGGAGAACCTGAAGAGAGAATGCAATACATTATCTACAAATGGGCTCTAAAACACAAACAAGTTGGTGCTAACGAAACGGAAATGCAAAACGAACCTGGAAAAAGATTTTATATCCATGATCCAGAAAAAGATTTGTTAAAACGTAACGAAAAAGTACAAGTAAGAAAAGATGCTGATAGAGAGTTTATCAAAGTATCTAGTGAAATTGAAAAAATGAAAGTGTTAGTACGAGTGTTGTTAAACACAGATCCTAACAGAATGGCAGAGCTGGAATTAGAAAATAGTTTGTATGATTACAAAACTAATAATCCAGAACGTTTCTTGAAATACAGCAGAGATCCAAACCTTGAGATCCAAGCTGAAATTGAAGAAATGATTGAAGCTTCTGTTCTTCGTAAAATTGGTAACCAAATTATTTTTGGGGACGAAACAATTGGAGAAGATACAAGAGATGCAATTACTTACTTCAAAAACAAGAAGAATTCTGGACAAGTTAATGTAATGAAAGCAAGATTAAAAGAAGCATCTTAACCAAAACCTAACTAGTCGATGACTGTTAACGAAATGCATATAGCTGTCAACCAAGGGGTGCAAAAAATTGCATCCTTCCAGGTTGACAACTTATTACCTCAGGAGATCGACCATGAGTTGAACCTTGCTATGATGAGATTTATCAAGCAAAGATTTAGCATGACATCTAACCGTGTTGGTAAAGGTTTTGAGCAGTCTCAGAAAAGAATAGACGATCTTCGTAGTTTACTTGTTGAACATACAGGGAGTACAGCTACTGAAGGACAAGTTTATACTTCAAATTATTCAAATGTCTATGTGGATAGGTATACCCTTCCACTAGACTATTTGTTTTTAGTATCAGTAAGACCTTTTGTGCAATATGCTTGCAATACTGATATAACCTCTCTTATAACTGCTCCTACTACTACTAAAAGAGCAGTCAGAGTAGATCTTACACCACCCGCTGCTGGATATGTGCTAGTGGGTATGACTAGGTCAGCCTCTAATGGAATTCAAGAAAATATAATAAATCTTCCTTCAGGGCAAGAAATTACTACAGATTTATTGTTTGATAGTGGGAACTATAATTTTGGAATTATACCCTCTGATACATTTAATCAATCTACGGGCTATTTCACAACCCAACAAACTCCTAACTTAGGTAGTAACGATCTGTATTTAATAAATCCAGTTACGTTTTGGAATTCTGCCCCATGGGTTCTTAGGACAGAGTGGAGAATACCAAACTCTACTGCTCCAGTGCAGTATAAGTATAATAACGAACTTGAATCAATTAGAACAGTAAATAGATCTTATCCTGCAGGAAAAACATTGCTAACTTTAGCATCTTTTGGGCAGCATGATGACATTTTATATATGATGGATGATCCATTCAATAAGTCTTGGTATAAAGAGCCAACTTACACAATTGAAGGAAATTCCATAGATATATATACAGATAACGAATTTGTAGTTCCGAGAGTTACAATTAAGTACATTCGGAAACCTTTAGAAATTTCAATTAATAATGGGTCACCTTCTCCTAATACAAACGGAACAGGATGTGAATTACCAATTCACACTCACCATGAAATAGTTGAAATGACTATAAAAAGCATACTGGAAGGTATTCAAGACCCAAGGTATCAAACTCAGTCAATGGAAACATTGGAAAGTGAGTAATTAAATAATGTGTGTTTAACTCCTAAAAATTAAAAAAATGGGACCGTCTAATTTATCTCAAGTATTTGTAGTCAATGATATTGCAATGATTACTGCAGGTACTGCCTTCAACACTTCAGCTGCTACTGCTAATGCTTCTAAGCTTGGTATGTGGAACGTAGATGGAGCTACTTATGCTGTTTCAGCAATTGAAAACCTAAAAAGAATACAATTTACTCAATCTACTTTGGGTAACATTATTTCTACTCCAATCATCGATGTTAACAACATCGTTCGTATGAACTACAACGGGTTTCTTGCTGATGCACAGTCAAATGCAGTTATAACTTGGGATCCTGCAACTGCTCCGGCAATGGGTACAACTAAGAACGTAATGGTTCGTATTGCACTTCGTACTGCTCCTACCAATTATGAGTCTTTTGCTAATCCTGCTAATCCTAACTTGGATACTACCGGAGCTGCAAAAGTATTCCCATTGGTTGGTAACTTTGCTGCAGGTCGCCAGATCTTCAACGTTGAGATTCCAGTAGTTTCTACTGCTACCGCTACTGCTGCTTGTAACTTTGTTAGAGCTGCAATTCTTGCTCACCCAACTTTAAATTCAATCTTCTCTACAAGTGGTACTACTACTTTAGTTATGACTGCTCGTCACGTAGGTGTTGAATTTGATGTGGTTGTTCAGTATTCTGATGCAAGTGGACAAGTTGGAGTTGTTACTCCTTCTCGTACTACTCCTGCTACTAACTACACTCAGGCTATTTCTGACGAAAAGTCTCAACGTGCTCGTTATGGTAACTTTAACCGTATGTACTTCCCTGTAGCTCAAGTTGACTATGCTCAACCTGGTTACAAGTATGATATGCTTGAAATTTCCTACAAACATGATTGGCCAAGTTCTACTGGTATTGCTCGTGCAGGTGAAGTTAACACGTTGAAAATCTATTTTGGTAGCTCTTCAACGGCTTTAGCTGCTGCTGCTAACTTTATAACTGTATTTGGCACTGCTCTTCCATCTCTTGCAATTGGAACTGATATGGAAGGTGTTAACGATCTTGGAGTACAACAAGTATAATCTTAAACTTAATCTAAAAAGTGGGGGAGCAATCCCCTACTTTTTATTATCTTTACACTTAAATTAATCTTTAATGGCTACTTTAAACACCTCCACGTTGTCAGCAGATTGTAAGACACTAACATTAGTGTATGCATCAGCTCCTGGTGCCTCAGATCTTTTAACTAACGAAGTATCTGGAGCAACTATTGTTGCAAGTGCTGGAACAGGAGTTGTAGGCAGCACTTGGACTGTTACATCTAGCATGATATCTTTAAGTGGTGTTCTAACAGTATCAGAAATTGTAGCAACTGTAAAGATTCCCAGAAGATATTTAATTGGGACTTGTGAACTTGATTGCTGTGTTGCAGATCTATTACAGACGTCAATAGATTGTGCATGTAACTGCAGCAAATGTGATGACGACTTGAGAAAAGCCGAAAAAATTCATTTGTTATCAGAATCAGCAAAGTATGCTGTAACAAATAACAACATTACTAACGCAATTAATAAGTACAAAACAGCTAAAAGTTTCTGTGATGAAACTTGCGGCTGTGGCTGCTAAACATATATAAAATGGGATACATTCCTACTTCAATTGATACAGTAGCTTTTGGAACTTTGCTAACTTCGTATAGAAGTTGCTTAGATACTAAAGGTACTGTGTATCATAATAGACTTGTTGGAGGAATGAAACACAGTAATTCTGATTTACTAAAATTAGAGTTAGTTATTTCTCTTCTAAACAACTCGTCTAATATAGGACTTGATTGCATATTTGATGAAGTTGTATTCCCAGGAATGATTCAATCAACTTTTTCTCCTACAGCTATTACATCTGCAGGTCATTTACAAAGTTTTGTAGATTTTGCTTCAACATTTTGCAAAGACTGTATTACCTCAACTCTTGTTCCTGCACCTGCTGCTGCAGTTACTACATATAGACTATTGGCTGAAGATGGTGTAACTGAAATTACATTAGAAAACGGTGGAGATATAAACTTACAATAAAGAAATGGCAACTATTACCTCATTAGCACTTTTAGCTAAAACAAGTGTCGGAGCAAACGACTATTTATTAATAGCTAACTCAGCTGTGCCTGATAACTATAAATTATTAACTCAGGATCTGTTTCCTACAATGACTACACTAGGGACATCTAGTGAGGCTTTGTTTGTGAGTGTAACAAACAAAAATACTTTAAATTTTAAAGGGATAAAGTCTTTAGATGCTTTGCTAACAGTTGCTACTGCAAGTGATAACATTACTCTTCAAGTTAATCCTGCAAACATTAACCTAGCTCTTTGTAATAATGCTACATCTCAGTTTTTATCTGGTTTAGTAAACCTAGCTAGTGGAGTTTCAGGAACACTACCTGTTGCTAACGGTGGTACCGGCCTAGCTACTTTAACAAGCAATAGCTTGTATGTAGGTAATGGAACTTCAGCTTTAACGGCATTAGGAGTTGCAACTGATGGTCAAATTCCAATCGGACGTACAGGTTTATCTCCAGTTCTTGCTAACTTAACTGCAGGAGCAAACATTACAATTACCAATGGTATTGGAACTATTACAATTGCAGCTAACCTAAGCACCCTAACTGCTAACTTAAATGCTTCAACTTATAACATATTTGGAACAGGTTGGATTAGTGGTGACGGAAACAATGAAGGTATTAAAGTAGATTCTTCAGGTAGAGTATTTGTAGGTAGTTCTACTCCAACAGCTTTCTATGCTTACGATCTTAACGTAAACAATGGAATTGGTTTAAATGGTAACAATTCTCAATTTATTTTAATGACTAGCTCTGCTACACCAGGATGGTTAAATATAAAAGGATCAGATGGTGTAGGAACTAATATAGCAGGAGGTCTTTTAAGTATTATAGCTGGAAATAGTACTGGAACTGCACTTGCAGGAGCTATAGTAGTTTCAGGAGGAGAAGCCGTTTCAACAGGGACCGGAGGGTCTGCAGGTTTACAAGGTGGTAACAGTGTAAATGGAGCCGCTGGAGGAGTGTCAATAATTGGAGGACAAGCTAGTGGATCAGGAGCAGGAGGAGATATTTCAATTATTCCTGGAACAAGTACTTCAGGTATAGATGGTATAGTAGTTCAAAGTGCCTCATCGACTACAAGAGCTTTTACTAACTTTGCAGGAACTAGTGGAGCAGCATCAGCTAACTCTTTATCTAGTTCAACCGCGGCAGCTGGGGCTAAGACTGGAGCAATTAAAGTACAAATTAACGGTGTAGATGCATGGATCAGAGTGTATGCTACAGCAGAATAAATAGTAAACCAATACAAATAGTTATATGTTACAAGTAAAAAGAAACGGTGTGAACATCACTGCAACAAAAAAAGAATTTTTAGACATGTTTAAAGTTTTTAACGAAACCAAAGATGTTAAAAATGTTAAGTATGCTACTATCAATCTAATTAACTCTAAAGTTATTAGAGAGCAGTTAGATGAGTTAGAAGCAATGGCCACTCCTTCACAAGAGTTCATTGAACTTTCAATGAAAGCTCAACAACTTATAAAAGAAGAAAACGAGGCTGGCTTAAAACAATTAGAAGAAGAAAATGCTGAATTGGTAGAAACCCGTAAAGCACAGTTAGCAGAAGTGCAAGCAAAACTTGACGAAGAAGTTACTCTTGAACTTAAAATGATCAATGAGAAAATTCTTCCAGAAGACCTTAATGCAGAACAACTTGAAATGATTTCAAAACTAATAAATTAATATAATGCCTTATCCTACTACAACTGACAACTTACTTGATAACACTTTAACAAAAGTAAGTCAAGGACTAGCTATAAACAGAGTTTGGGCTAATAATGCTGGAACTGTTTCAAGCAATTCTTTAAAGCTTGCAAACCAAAAACCACCATCTTCACATCTTACTACTATTCCTGGTATATTTGATAATACGTTTATAGCAATTATGGAAGATGCTAGTTCAGTTTCTTATGATGCTGCAACTATTATAAGAAATAGAATAGTTTCAATTGTAGGAGTTGCAATTACTAATATAAACGCAGCTTTTACGGCCGGAATAGCAACATGGTCTGTAGAAGTTGTAGACTATAAACTAACTGGAATACCAATATCAGATGGGGCTGGAGGGTTTACCCCAATAGTGTCTATAACTTGCCAAATCAATTTATATGTAGCATAATGACTCTACTAGAACTAACCCAGACATTAACGGCCAGGCCATGGTTCTTAAAGAAAGGGCCTGCTTTAGTAGCTAGAAAATTTAAAGTTAGTTTACATGACGCCACTGCAGCATTAAAAATTGCAAGAGCAAAGAGTAGAGAAGTTAATAGAAAGGTCGTAAAAGTTGAAACACTTCAAAACGATTCTGACAATGTTATTACAGAATTTGAACAGTATTTAGATAAAAACGGGATTGATCACTCAATGGTCAATTCCGTTAAATACTGGCAAAACATGAAAGGAGAACAACGGTTCTCTGTAGTTACCAAAAATGATAGATCAGCAGAAGAGATTCAGAAAGACATTGAAGAATTTGCAGCTAGTTATAGCCCTAAAACTAGAGTAATAACTAAAGGCAGAGGAGTTGACTACAAAATAAAGTCAACTTTAGAAATTTCTTTACCTGACATTCACTATGGAAAGTTAACAGATGTTACCCTAGAAGATATGGAGAAACAATTCCTTGATACAATTGAGGATTTGGTTAACAAAGGTCGAGGGATAAATATCGAAAAGATTCTTCTCCCAATTGGAAACGATGGGATGAACACAGACGGAATGAGAATGGCTACAACAAAAGGTACCCCTCAACACGATACTGTAGGATGGAAAGAATCATTTAAAGGATACTGGACTCTAATAGTTAGAGCAGTAGATTTCTTAAAAGATGTGGCTCCTGTTGATATAATCGTTGTATCGGGAAACCATGATTACGAGAGAATGTTTTATGCTGGGGATGTCCTGGCCGGGTGGTACCGAAACGACCCAAGTGTTACTGTAGATAACTCTACAATGCCAAGAAAATATTACAAGTACGGGAAAAACATGATAATGTTTACCCACGGAGATAACGAAAAACCTGCTGATATGCCATTAATAATGGCCACTGAACAACCGGAAATGTTTGCAGCAACTGAGTTTAGAGAAGCTCATTGTGGACATTACCACAAAGAACAGGTAAACGAATACCGAGGTGTTAAGGTGAGATTTCTTCCTTCAATATGTGCATTAGATGAATGGCATAAGAAGATGGGATACCAATCACTCAGGGCAGCTCAGGCATTCATTTGGAATCACGACGAAGGACTTGAAGGATATTTACAAAGCAATGTTAGATAAAATACAGAAAGATGACTTTAGATGAAATTTCATTTAACCTTTTAAATTTATTTAGAGGTGGCCGTAGCTCACAGGATGAAATAATATCCTTGAGTCAAATCAAATTTAACGTTAAGCACTATCGTGCTGTATTCATACGTAGAGACTATGCAAGAAATGGGCTAGTAACTCGTCACTTAGAACAAGACTTAAAGTGTGTACAACTTGAGCAAGTTGATTTGTCAAAATGCTGCAATATTACTATAGGCTGTAAAGCTTACAAAAGCATAAAAAAGATTCCAAGAACAGTTCGTTTTAACTTTGAAGAAGCTATTACCTATGTAGGTGACGTATCAGGATTAGGCCGTATTCAAATGATTAAACCTTTTGAGGCTAATTACATTTCAGCAGATAAATTTACTGGTAAAAATGCTAAAGCATTTATGATTGAGGACTACTTATACGTCCTTAATCCTAATGGTATGTCTACTGTAAACATTCGTGGAATCTTTGAAGACCCAGAAGAAGTTTCTGATTTTATTGATTGTAATGGAGGAGCCTGTTACACAGGAGCAATGGCATTTCCTATGCCTATGGACATGGTTCAGGGTATTACTCAGGGTATGATGAATGGAGAACTTAGATTGTTGGCTGGAACATTCTCTGACACTAGTCTTGACCGTGGTCAAGATTTAACTGGAGGAGCACCACAAACTGCACAACAACCTGCTCAAGAATAAAAAATTTTAACTAACTTTGTGACTATGGCAGCTTGGCAAAATAAAGAAGGTAAAAATCCAAAAGGAGGTTTAAACGAAAAAGGCAGAAAGTCTTACGAAAAATCTAACCCTGGATCTAACTTAAAAGCTCCTCAACCTAAAGGTGGTAGCAGGAGAAACTCATTCTGTTCTAGAATGTGTGGGATGAAAGCCAAACTTACTAGCTCTAAAACAGCAAATGACCCTAACTCAAGAATTAACAAATCACTTAGAATCTGGAACTGTGGAAGTTGCAGTAACTGGTAACAATTAATAAAATGGCTTTTAACATTGACACAACCAAAATAACCGAATACGGGGAATGGGCAGGATTAAACGTAGCATGGGCTACAATATCATATGCTATGTTTACAAATAGTATAACTTGGATTATAGGAATAGTCGGAGGTATTACTTTGATTTGGTTCAACATTGAAAGAGCATTAAAAGCACGACAAGAAAGACAATTACTTAATAAACCAGAAGAAGATGAGCAAAATGATTAAAAGAAAAGACGGGTCATACTCTAAAAGAGGGCTTTGGGATAATATAAGAGCTAACAAGGGTTCTGGCAAAGAGCCTACTAAAGAAATGTTAAAACAAGAATCTAAAATAAAAAAAGAAGAAAACATGAACTCAATGTATAAGAAAGGAGGCAAAGCCCCTAAGAAAAAAATGATGAATAAAGAGTCTTTTCTAGAAGAGTCTAAAGAAATGGAGTTTGGAGCTCCAGGAACTAAACCTCCTATGAAGAAAAAAATGATGGGAGGAATGTACAAAAAAGGTGGATTCCCAGATCTTAACGGAGATGGTAAAACAACTTTTGCCGATGTTCTTAAAGGAAGAGGTGTAGGAAAAAAGATGATGGGAGGAAAGTATGAAATGGGTGGTCCTGGTGATGGTACTACTACTAGAAAAAATCTTCTTGGGCAAACTGTAACAGAAAACAGATCAGGTTTAGATTACGATAAAACCGTTACAAGAAAAAACGGTACTGTAGCTAGACAAAGTGGAGTAAAAACAGATGCTTTTAATCCAGAAACAGGTACTTCAGATACAAACAACTTTTACAGCAAAAAATTTGATAGAGCTGGAAACTTAAAAAGCTCTTCAGCTAGCAGAGAAAAATACATCCAAGAAGATAAAAATTCAAAAGGTGAATATGACGGTAATTCCGTACCATATGTTTCATCAGCCAAAGCTAATAGAAATGGAAAAGTTACTCGTGAAAATGGGTATAAAACAGTAGATAATCCTAGCAGATTAACTATTAATGAGTCAAGCTCTTCTTCAAAAAGAGATTTAAAAGAAAAAGCTAAACAAAGCAGAGCAAGTTTTAAAACTGGAGGAAGCATGTTTGAGACAATGCTTGATAAACTAAAAGTTAAAGGTAAAAAGAAATAAACGTGCAGCAAACCAAATCACACACGTTAAAAACTATTTATAAAGACTACCTAGAAACTGCAGAAGATAAAATTGATTTTGAAACCTTTTCTGATATATGTTCCGAGTTTAACATTGCCATATTCGAATCTCTCCTTGACGGGCATGAGTTCAATATGCAAAACAACCTCGGAACATTATCAGTAAGAAGGGTAGAAAGAGATCCAAGAGCAATGTCAATTGATTGGCTTGAGACGAACAAGTACAAAAAAGAACTAGAAGAAGAAGGTGTAGAGTTATACGATAGTGCAACAGGAAAAGGACAAAAATGGCACATATATTATACTGACAAGTATTACTGTAAGTTCCATTGGACCAAGCATAAAGCAAAGGTGGCTAACAAAACTGCTTACAGATTTGACGCCTCTAGAGGATTGAAAGGTAATAAAGAGAAGTTAACAGCTCTTTTAAAACAAGATGACATTGCTTATTTAAGGTTCAAGAAATATACACCGACAAAAAATAATTAGTCATGATTTATAAAAACGTATCTAGCAAAGTAATCATTCGTAAAGTTATGAGGGACTTAAAACCCCCTGGAGATAACTGGATTGATGATGCTGTTGAATGGACTGGAGAGGCTCTAGAGCATATTGGCTCTGCCCCACAGCTTGTTCAAAAAGGATGTGTTTTACATATTAAAGACTTTAAAACTGTTATGCCAGCTGACTTGTACTATATCAATCAAGTGGCTATCAACAACACAATCAGTCCGTCAATGACGACTGAATTGACTGAGTTATTGGCTCAGGTAAAAGAATTAAACGAACTTATTTTAGCTAATCCAAACGATGCTGTAGCATTTAATTATCAGCTACGGCAGTTAAACTCAAGGATTTCAGTAATTGAAAATCTTTACCTTTCATCGGGACAGCCGCTATCACCATTGCAGTACGGGACAAACAATTTCCCTATTGGACTTCACTGTGAACAATGTGAAAACAAGTTTGCTAAATCAAAGGATACCTATACAATTAATGGAGATTATCTTAATACTTCATTTGAAACAGGAGCAGTTTGTTTTAGCTACACAGCATTTCCAGTAGATGAAGATTGTTACCCAATGGTACCAGACGACATTAGCTTTAAAGAGGCTATGTTCTGGTACATCTACAAACAAATGTTATTAGGAGGATATACCCCAGCTATGAATGGAATTGATTACAATTTTGCAGATACTAAGTGGAAATACTACTGTACTCAGGCACGTAATCAAGCTAACTTCCCAAGTATCGATAAGTACGAATCGTTCATGAACCAGTGGGTTAGACTTATCCCAAACTTGAACAGACATGCAAACTTCTTCGAGAACTTAGGAACAAGAGAAGAATTGAACAGAGGAGCTTACGGAAGAGGATACTTCTAATACTAAAACTATGGCATCAGAATTAAAGTTTTTAAAGGGAATGAACAAAGATACTGGTCTTTCAGATCAGGTCGACGGTACATATAGAGATGCACTTAATGCTATAGTAGACATTAATAAAGGAGCTATTAGCAATGAATTTGGAAACAAACTTGTTCAAAGTCTTCCACCAGGATTTTTACCTGTTGGCCAGATTGCTCTTCCTGATGACAACTTTATAATTTTTGGAAATAGAGTTAATTCTGCTACAAATTCTGGCATAATTACAAACTCTACTTCAAATATTTTTCTTATAAATACAGGAACAACCGTTTTAACCACTCTACTTACCACAACAACTGGAGACCCAAATGGGCATTTAAACTTTGATATAAATAATCCTATTACAGGAGAATTTAGAGTTTCTCCTACAGGAGAAATTATTATATACTTCACAGATAACAAATACAAGTTTACAGTAGAACCTGTAACTAAAATTGAATATCCAGAATACTATAATCCTCCACGAGTATTTAATACTACAAGACAGCAAATTTTTCTATCTTCTGGTGGCACTTCAAACAAGCTTTATACACCTACAGGTCAAAGTATAACCATGCTTAACATTTTTATGGACTCTGGTAGAATTCCTGAATTTAGTGCAGCATCTATGGTGGAAGGTGGTGGAGTTGTAACAGGTGCTTACTATTTAGCAATTGCATATGCAGACAGAGACTTCACTGAAACTAACGTTTTAGGAATGGCTAACCCAGTATATGTCCATGCATCTTCAGAAAATTACATTCCTTTTGAAATGATTGGAGGTTCTCCAGGGGGAGTTGAAACAAACAAATCTATCAAATGGGATTTAACAAATTTAAACATTGACTACAAATACATTGTGCCATATGTTCTTCAAAAAATAGGAGATGTTCAATTTGTGTACAAGCTTGAATTTGTAGAAATTAAAACTACAACTCTAAGCATTACATATAGTGGTTTAGAACAAGTAGATAAAGCTACAGTAGAAGACTCAGTGCTAGACAAAGTTAACTACCTCAGTGCAAAATCTATTGCACAGTTAGATAACAGATTGTATGCTGCAAACTTAACTGGAAGAAAAGATTTAGGATTTCAAAGATTTGCTAATGGAATACAATTACAAGCTGTTACAAAAACAATAGTAGAATTTGATCCTAGAGTTTATGATATTTACAATATTAATTTTGGATATGCAGCTGTTGTAAAAGACGCAGATAACCCTTATCCAGCAGATTACAACTATATTTCTCAAGTAACTTATCCAGTACAAAGTGGAAAAGACAGGGGATATAGAAATATAAACAGATTGTTTAAAGAAAAAAGTTACAGAAGAGGAGAAGTATACTCGTTCTATATATCATTTATATTTAAAGATGGTACAGAAAGTTATGCATACCACATCCCTGGACGAAATGTGTCACAAGCTTGGGAAAAGGAACCTTTAACTACTAACGTTCCTGCAGGGTTTTCAGCTGTAGAATTTTTGCAAACAGACCCAAATGGACTTGCTTATCAATACTTAGACACAAGTATGCATGTGGGGCAAACAACTGGGTATTGGGAAAACAGAAACGAAACTTATCCAGACTCTCCAGACTTTGATATTTATGGTGTAGATAGTGCAGGATCTCCAGTGCTTTCAGGATCTCTAAGAAATTTAAATGTTAAGCATCACAAAATGCCTTCTAATCATAATTCCTTATATTCTACTATACCAACAAATACAGATTTTTCAACTCCTAATGTAAACGCTGGTCCAGACTATGCTGACGGTAGAACTTTTTTCACAGAGACTGTTAGAATATTAGGATTTAAATTAGAAAATTTAAAAATTCCTAAATTTATACTTCAGCAAATACAAGGTTACAAAGTGTATTATGCAAAAAGAAATCAAGGAGACAAAACAATTATAGGGCAAAGTGGTCTACATCCTTCAACATGGGTACCATCAGGAAATTTAGCAAATAATAAAAAAAGTGCTGCTTTTGGGCCGTACTACCATTTGTGGGTTATGGGGGCTTTAACTACAACAGCTGGTTTTATTTATGGATCGTATCCTTGGGCCGCTTGGAGTCCACAATTAGTTTCAGCTCAATCAGTATTTAAATTTCATGATTTTAACTTACTTAGAACTCAGAAAGATTTAGGGCAAGCAACTCATATAGATTTACAATATGTTGCAACAATGCAGCAATGGAGAGGAAGACGTAAAGGTGCACAACCTGGAAATATAAATGATGAAGGATTTGATGATAGCCAAGGGTTTACTCAATTTAGAAGTGGAGAGACAGAATACCAATGGATAAATACTACTATAGGAAACACCGAGAATTACGACTCTGATAATGAAGATGGAGATACTAGTGTTTATAGTGTTGAAGCAGCTTTCGGGTATTTAATGGTAGCAGCAAAATATAACATGCCTGGATCTACTGCAGCAAATGATGTAGGAATATCTCTGCAAAACAATAATGTAACCGGTAACCAAACTTCTTTAGGTGCAAATCAAACAATATTTCCTTTAGATCCAGACAGTGCAAGTTACTTAGCAGGATTGTCAATCCTTAAAAATAGTTCTTCAACTGCATTTAAAGGGGCACCGTATCTTTTAAATTTAAGTGGAGAAAGCTCTATTGTAATTGGTTTAAAATCAGGAATACCACCACTAGCTGGGACTGGGACAGGCATTCTAGGAACAGATGCTGCACTTTTAAGAAAAGTTCCACGTGCCAGTGGAAGGCCTAATATTTACATAGCTAATTTATGTTCAACAAAAACAGATGTATTTGAACCATTTGATGCACAAAAATTAGTTTGGACTGGGTATTACAAATCAACTTTAAAAGTTAATATTGCTACAGGAATAGATACTGAAGACAGCTCTAACTATTATACAGGAGTTAGGACCTCTGATATTTTTGGGGGAGATATATATATTTGTAGATATGCATATAGATTAACATCTCAAGCATGGGGATTTAGATATTTTAAAGATGAAGTAGGGTATATAGCTAGTGGGTCTAGCTTTAATGATAATCAGCCTTCAGATACAATTGATGCTTTAAGTGCATTGGTTCCAAATGGATTACTTGGCAGTGTACAAATTAATACCGGTGGTAGCAATATTTTTGACTTACAACATTGGAGGGGAGGTGAGAAAGGTAATTGGAATCCTGTTGCAGTTTTAAATCAAATTATAGTAGAGTCTGATGATAACATTAATTTTAGACACTGTGGAGATACAAAAGAAGGAGTAAGTACAGCTGATAGTATGTACTTTGATAAATACACTGCTACAGATGTATTATGGAGATCTCCTACACATGACCTTACCAAGAAAGAAAACATACTTTACGAAGAACACTACTCTGCTTTACAAGATATTAGAGTAGCAATACCTTACCCAAAGAAAGATAAATCTACTAACTTGTTCCCAAATCGTGTAATACGATCTATGATTCAAGACGGAAACTTTGTAGATACGTACAGGTATTTCTTAGGGATTGACCTTAAAGATTTTGGGCAAAACAAAGGATCTATTACAAACATTTTTAACTTGAATGCATTGATTTACATTCATACTGAAAAGAGTTTGTTCAAAACAAAAGGTAAACAAAACCTTGAACTTGCTGATGCATCTCAGGCATACATCGGTTCGGGTGACTTGTTTGCACAAGAGCCTGATGAGTTTGTGCAATCTACAGATGGGTACATGGGATTAACCAATAAAATGGGAGCCTTAGTAACTAAAGATGGCTACGTGTTTATCTCTAAAAACTCTAGAAAAATCTTTTTAATTACAGACAAAGTACAAGATTTAACTGATCTCGGACTGTCTACTTGGGCTAGAGAAAACGTGCCGTTTGCTTTAGAAAACTATGGGGCATCTCTTGCCGGGATAAATCTAGATGCTCCAACAAATAACTTTGGGTACCTTGTAACTTACGACCCACTGTTAAAAAGAGTTATCATAACTAAAAGAGATCTTATCCCTACAAGTATTTTTGAAACACAATTTGCTTTAGGAGAAATACTTATTACAAACGGAGTTCTGTTTAATAGAGGTGGTAAAGAAACAGATTTAGCACAAGGAAGTAATTTTATAAAAGGTGGTTGGACAATTTCACTATCTTTAGACACAGGAGCTTGGTCTAGCAGACACTCTTACATACCACCACTTTATGCATTCAATACTAAATATCTGTACAGTTTTAATGAAAGGACTACATCAAGCTTTTTTGTACATAATGATTATGTCAATCCTGGTAATTTTTACGGTAATATATTTAATTTTGAGTTTGAATTTATATCTACTGGGGATGTATCTACGTCTAAAACGGGGGCTGTTTCAACTACTAAGAGTGATAATAAACTATATTCAGCTGTCACTTATTTCTTAGAAACGTATAAAGCAGATGCTAATAACATCTCTAAAGTAACTACAACTCTAAATCCTGGGTTCACTAGTTTCTATGTTTACACTACAGAACAAATCTCGGGAGTTAAAGATTTAACGTATCTTAAAAACATTAGAAAAGTTGATCACAACTGGGTATTTAATGACTTTAGAGATTTGTCAAAAATAAATTTTAACACAACTTTGGCTCAAAGCCAGATTAATGTTCAAAATAATATTTACACAGGTACATATGCACCAGGTGGAGCAGTTCCTATGTTTACGTCAGAAGGAATTGTAAATCCTCTTTACTTAGACACAAACAAACCTTGGTACGAGCAAAGAAAGTTCATAGATAAATTCTTAGGAATACGATTAATTTCTAACAACCAAGCTCAAAATTTAATAAATTTGTATACAGCTAAAGCTAACTACCGTACTACGAGTAGATAAACCTTACCATTATGGCCAAAAAACTAATTAGTAGACAACAACAAAAACCTACACTAAAGAAGATTAAGAAGTATTCTTTAGCTGGATATAACTTAAGTGGAGTTTCTCAGGCTCCACAAGCTTCATATTACCTAGGGCAATCTGCAGCAGATGAAGCAGGTAAAACTCAAAACGTTGCTTTGCAATCTTTGAAAGAAACTCAAGACGAGTTAAAAAAACTTAACGAAGAGCAGAACAAACAACAAGAAACTTCAATTAAACAAGGCAGTATGGAGCTAGGTAAACTTGCTCTTAGTACTGGTAAAGATATTATTAAAGAAAGAGCAGCAAAAAAAGCTGCTGAGTTAGCTGCTAGTCAAGTTGCTAAAAATACCGCAACTACTACAGCTAAAGAATTTGGTACAAATGCAATGATGGCTGCAGATACAGGAGCAGATCTTGCATCTACTGGTGCAAGTGTAGGAGCAAGTGCAGCTAGTGCAGCACCTAGTGCTTTTATGTCAGGAGTATCTTCTTACGGACAGCCTGTAGCAGCAGCATTAAGTATTGGTGGAGAAATAATTAAGAATACTGGTAGTGATAACAATGCCGCTACTTACACTCAAAAAGAAAAAAATAGATACAGCACAGGAAACATAATGAGTTATACTGGCCAAGGTGCCGGATACGGGTCAATGCTTGGACCTGTAGGTACTTTAGTAGGTGCAGTTGCTGGACTTGGTTATGGAATCTACGACACTGTAAGAGATAACAAAGAATCAGAAAAAGAAGCAAAGCAACTTGCTGTAAGTAATACTAGCCAATTAGCTGCAGTTAATAATGCTTTTATTGACAACAAAATGATGGATGCCTACAGAGGTGGAAGTCAAATGGCTCGTAACGGTGGGATGAAAAGATATGCTATGGGTGGATCAGAATGTCCTCCAGGTACTACTTACAATCCTGCAACAGGAGCATGTGATCCAGTAGCCCAAGCCACTTCACAATTTAACTACTTTACTACTCCCGCTGCTGC